AAACACACGCCCCAACCACGCACCGAAGCCGAACGCGGCCACGATCCAGATGGCGGCTGTGACGTCGGACCACTGAGCAATCACGCCATCACCTCGGGGACTCGTGCGCCCAGGTTTCGCAGGTCCCTGATGTCACGGCGCGTCCACCTGCGTGTCCCGTAGATCTTGGCGCGCAGGGCCGAGGTGGACAGACACAGCGCCTCCGCAAGGTCGGCCTGCTTCCAGCCTCGGTCGATCATGAGATGCCTCGCGGCCCGCGTCGTCGCAGCCTGAGGCACAGATAGTTGACTCATGCGAGTGATGATGACTCAATTGAGGACAAATTACAAGCACGTAGTTCCTCGCGGCGTGTCACACGAGATGATTTCAACGCGATATGACCCAAAATGTGTTACATATGTGCCATGAGCACGATGACACTTCCGAAGCCGAAGGCAGCCCCCGCAACGACTGCCGCCGAGATCGTGGCCGCTAACGTCCGCATGGCCTGCGCGCGCGTCGGATGGAACGCGTCCGACCTCTCACGCGCTATCGGCATGGCCCGCAATGCAGTAGGGCTCAGGTGGCGAGGTGAGCGTCAGTGGCAGCTAGAGGACCTGGATATAGTCGCCAAAACGCTAGGAACGACGCCGTGGGATCTCATGACGCCCGCGCCTGGTGACGAATGGTGCCCCCGCCCGGACTCGAACCGGGAACCTGCGGATTACACGGCTTACACGGCATGGGGGCTGGCAGCGTGAGCGGGTACGCAGACTTCGAGCGAGAGTTCGACGAGGCGATGATCATGCTCGCGCCGCTCCTCGAGGAGTTTGCCCGTCGTCACCCTGAGACCGTGCCTGGCACGCCGGAGTACGAGGCGCACGATGAGGATGAGCAGGGCGTGCTCTTCCAGTGGCCTGAGCACTAGCCGTGTAGGAATCCTGTGCCCAGTGTGACGGTTGGGGCCCCTGTGACTATGACATGGGATGAGGCGATCGAGCAGTGGCGCACCGTGCTGGTGGCGCAGGGCTATCCGGCCAGCACGATCCGGCTGCGTACCGGATGGGTGCGCCGCATGGGCGCATGGGTGGGCGTAGGCCCCTGGGAGGTCGATGAGGACCACCTCACCGCATGGGGCGGCGCACACGAGTGGGCACGCAACACTCGTCGCGCCGCCTATGCCTCAGTCACAAAGTTCTATGCATGGGCTGAGGCTGCCGGACACGTCACTGACTCCCCGGCAGCCTGCCTGCCTATCGTCAAGCAGGCAGGCCCGCGACCTCACCCGTGTCCAGAGGACGTGATCAGGCAGGCCCTAGCACAGGCCGATGAAGAGACTGCCCTCATGATTCGCCTAGCCAGTGAGGCCGGGCTGCGACGTGGCGAGGTCGCACGAGTCCACACTCACGACCTCATCGATGACCTGATGGGCCGCTCCCTCATCATTCACGGCAAAGGCGGCAAGCAGCGCACTGTCCCCCTCAGCGATGACCTGGCCGGGGTCGTAGCCGCTAGGTGCAGGGCAACCAAAGGATGGGCCTTCCCCGCCCGATTCGGAGATGGACACATGACCGCCGGCGCGGTAGGTGACCGCGTGAGCGAAGCCCTGACGGACGGATGGACGATGCACAGCCTGCGACATCGCTTCGCGTCACGGGCCTACGGATTGACCGGTGACGTGCTCGCAGTGCAGGCGATCCTAGGACATGCGTCACCAAAAACCACGCTCGCCTATGTCGTCGTCGAGCCCGACAGGCTACGTCGCACCATGCTGGCCGTCGCTGCCTAGCAGTGGCGCTCCTCCAGGTGGCGGATGCGGGCGGCGTGGTCGGCGTGTGTGGCGTCGGCTGAGCGGCGTATGTCGCCCATCTCGTGGCCGATGCGGTGGTCCAGGGACTCCACGCGGCTGGTCAGGGTCATCACCTGCGACTCAGTGCGCCGCACCGCGTCGGCCATGCTGCCGCCGTGGTTGGGTTCGACGGCAGCGCGCACGGCGGTCATGTCGTCGTCGCGCCGTCTGAGCGCCCGGGCCGCTGTCAGGGCGGCGGCCAGGCCACCCAGCCCTCCTAGGGAGGACAGGGCGGCGATGATGTCGCCGATCACTGGTCCTGGCCGTCGTCGGGGCGGTAGGCGGTGCCCAGGGCAGCCGCCGCCGCGCCGGTCAGGGCGGCGGCGAGGTTGGTCCATGCGGCGGTCTGCTCGCCGTCGATGAGGCCGTAGGCCACGGCCAGGGCGATCAGGGCCAGGGCGACGGGGTAGGCGCGCCGGCGCACCGCAGCACTGACCAGGGGCGGGCGAGCGGGGTCGGTGTGGCGCGGGCTCATGCGCCTGCCTCCCCGTCGGCGGGGGCCAGGCCGGCCTGCAGGCGCGCCACCACGGAGTCTGCGTCCTCGTCAGCCTCACGCCCCATGCGGGCGCTGAGGTCGTTGTACCGCTCCCACGCCTGGCGCACCAGCAGCCAATACCAGTCCCAGGGGTAGCCAGCGGCGTCGCCAAGCATCCTGATATATGCGCCGCGCTCCTGGTCGTCCAGGGTACGAGCCCCGTGGCTCTCTGTGATCAGGGCGTAGGACCAGGAGCCATCAGATAGCTGGGTGGAGATGAGGTGCATGTCGTGTCCTCCAGTAGGTGTAGTGAGTGGTGTGGTCGTGGTGGGTGCGGGGGGCTGCCTGAGCAGGACCTGCCAGCGGGTGCGCATGGGGTGGGCTGACGCCGGGATGAGGCGGGTCTCCCCGCCGGTCTGGTCCCCCGGCCGCCCGCCCGTGACGGTGCCGCGCTCGTTGATCCAGGCCTCGCCCAGCAGGGGGCTGCCGCCGGGCCCGTAGGGTCCGACGCACACGGCCACGTGCACGCCCTCGATGAGCAGCACGTCGCCCAGGACGGGGGGTGTGGTGGCGGGGAGGGCCTGCCAGCCCAGCGCCGTGAGGCGCTGGCGCAGGTTGCCGGTCCAGGTGGTGGCCACGTCCAGCACGGGGGCGTGCGCGCCTTGGTTGACGGCCCAGGCGGTCAGGGAGGAGCAGTCGGCGGCTCCTCCGTCGCGGATGTCGGTGCGGCCTCCCGTCCCCTGTCCCTGTCCGTAGCCTATGGACCAGTCACGGCAGGCGGTGACCACGGCAGCGGCCATGGCGGCCAGGTCGATGCGTGTCACGGGTGTGTCCTCTCTGCGTGCGTGCGGTCAGGCGATCCAGGTGGCGGTGCCGTAGCACCAGTTCGCGGGCCATGCGAACTTTGTGGTCGGGAAGACGGAGATGGAGCGGTCACTGGATCGGTAGATCAGTGGTGTGGCATATGCGCCCGCATGGATCGTGCCCAGGGTGGCCCAGTCCTCGGGGGTCGGCACACCCTCGGGCACGTACAGGATCGGGAAGTGCTGGCCCACCTCGGTCCAGAACGCGCTGGGTGTCCAGCGCACGATCAGAGAGGCCGTGTGCAGAGCGCCAAGGCTCGTCATCACCCCAAAACCACCAAACGATTCCCATTTCTCCTCGTGCCGTAGGGCGCGCCGGATGGGGGCGAGGTAGGTCTCCATGGCCTGGGCGGCGGCTCTGGCGGTGTCCGGGTAGTCGCTGACCTTGTCCGTGGCTAGCGGATAGGGGATTTTTAGGCGTTCGGTAGTAGCAGGCACGCGGTCGTTCCTTTCTCAGGCGGTGATGGTTCCGGTCTCGTCCCAGGTCAGGGTTGTGGTGTCCCAGGTCAGGGGCGGGGGTAGCTGTGTCCAGGTGATGGAGTCGATGGAGGTGGTGGGGCGGGTGATGGTCATGGCGATCACCCACCTGCCGTCTTCGTGGGTGAGGGTCCCGCCTTCGCAGAATCCGGCGAGGGCGGGGCCCTCTGGCATCCAGTCGGGCAGGGAGGTGAGGATGATGGGGGCGGCGATGCGGCGGGTGGCGTCCAGGAGGGCGAGGACAGTGGCGGGGTCTGCGGGTGAGTCGTCCTCTGCCACGTCGGTGTCCCAGGTCAGTGAGGGCAGGGTCCATGTGCGGGGTGCGGCGAGGGCGAGGAGTCGGGCTGCCAGGGCTACGGCGTCGGTCTGGCGGGCGAGGCTGGTTGAGGCTGAGACGGTGCGGTAGCCCAGGAGGCTAAGGGCGTCGGGATTGGTCAGGGTCTCGGTGCGCTCGGTTACCTTCGTTTCGCCCTTGTCGTCGGTTTCGGTGTCTGACCATCGCACGGCGGCTACGGATGCGGCGCCGGATGTGTCGCGGGTGAGTGTTACCGAGTCGAGGAGTACGCGGCTGGCGTCTAGGAGGAGGGCGCGGCTGGCGTCGGGGGTGATGGTCAGGTGGCCTCCGGTGAGGGTCAGGCGTTGGAGGGCGGGGCGTTGGGTGGGGTCTTCTAGCCAGAGGTATTCGCCGGTGGTGGCGTGGGTGGTGGACCATAGGACGCCACCGGTGGAGACGGCGATTTCATCGAGGAGGCTGATGGCGCTGGTTGAGTCCACGTCTCTCATCTGTAGGCGTGTGGCGGCGAGGGTGGTGTCCACGCTGAGGGAGACGGGGACGGGTAGCAGGTCGGTGATGCGGTGGGCTCGGTCGGCGGCGGCTTCTTCGGGCCATGGCTGGTCGCCGATGCGGAGGTTGGAGAGTGTGGAGGTGAAGTCGGCGGCGGTGAGGGTGGCGATGACGGTGGCGCTGGCGCTGTCCCATCTGGCAGCCACGTCGGTGATGGGTCCCTCGAAGACGGTGGCGGTTTGGCGTGCGCCGGTGGTGGGTGGGGTGATGGCGGGGTTGGTCAGGGTCAGGCGGGCGTTGTTTGCCCAGGTGGTGGTTGCCTGCTGCCAGGTGGTGGTTGTTTGCTGCCAGGTGGGGCCGATGGGGTGGGCGGTGAGGGCGAGGCCGATCCACTGGCCGTCGCGGGCGAGTGGTGGGGTGATGGTGGCGGTGAGGGTGCCGGGGGTGGTGCGGGTGGCCAGGGTGGGGCCTAGTTGTGCGGTGTTGGCCCATGGGCCGGTGTAGTAGACCGGGGCGAGGCTGACGGTGGTGTGGGAGGGTAGGTCGGTGATGGTGGCGGTGAGTGTCCAGGTGCCGCCGTCGCTGATGCGGGCGATGGTGTCCCATGCGGCACGCCCCTGGCCGTCGGCTTGGAGGGGGCCGGGAGCGAGGGCGAGCACGACCCTGCGGGTAGCCGGGTGGGTGGCGTCCACTGTCAGCCGGGTCCGGGTTCCGCCTCGTGTGGCACCGCTGAGAGTGTGGGAGTTCTGCCAGTCGGTGACGATGGGTGTGGCGCTGGTGGCCTGCCATGTGGTGGCTGAGGCCAGGATGGCCATGCGCGTGCCTACGGACAGGGCGGGCAGGACGGCGGCGGCGTGGCCGGTGGGTATGGAGATGGTGGCGGATGCGGTAGCGGCGTCGGGCTGGTCGAGCACGCTGTCCCTGCCCCATGTCACGCTCACGCCGTCGAGGGCTGTGGTGGTGGCGCGTAGGTCGTCGGGCTGGTCAGCGATGACCTGTCCGCCGATGTGGAGGCTACATGTGACTGCGCTCATCGGCGGCCTCCGTCGAGGGTGACGCCGTGGCTGCGGCGGTCGTGGCGGCGAATGATCTTTTCGACCTCGCGGCCCGCGGCGGCTGAGTCGATGGCACCGTTGATGACGATGTTGTAGTTGATGGTGGTGGGCTTGTCGTTGGAGAGCTTTGGCAGGGTGCGGGCGAAGTTGCCTGTCACGAACGGGGCGGCGGGTGTGGTGGCGGCTGCGGTGATCATGAGGGAGGGGTCGGCTGAGAACAGGCCCGTGAGCGCGCTACCGAGGTCCTTCATCCATCCGGGCATGGAGAAGGAGAAGAGTCCGGAAATCTTGGAGACCAGGTTTTGGACCCACGTGACGGCGGACTTGACTCCTGAGATGAGCGGGCTGAACAGGTCCGCGAGGAAGGAGCCGCCCTCTTTGAGTTTGGCCCATAGGCCTTGAACGATGCCACGGAACGTGCTGGATTTCTGGTAAGCCATGACGATTCCGGCAACGAGGAGCCCAACGGCGGTGATTACGAGGCCGATGGGGTTGGCGGACAGGACGAGGTTGAGGGCGCGTTGGGCGACGGACCACACTTTGGTTGCTGCGGTGATGGCGGTCTGTGTGGCGTGGTAGGCGCGTACTGCGCCGTTGGCTACCAAGATGGCGGCGGCGAAGCCTCCGACGACGCTTGCGCCGATGGTGACGGCCTGTGAGTGCTGGCTGACCCACTGGACGGCGGTGGTGATGGCCTGGGTGACGGCGGTGTAGGCAGGTAGGAGGCTTTCGCCTAGGGCTGCTTTTGCGTTCTCGAACTCTGCGGCGGCGATCTGCTGGGCACCTGCGGCGCTGTTGGTTTCTGCGGCGAAGGTGCCCTGTGCGTCTGCGGTCTGCTTTGACAGGAGGGCGAGGACGGCTTGGGCTTGGGCGTTCTTTGCGGCCTCCCCGGTGAGCCCGGACAGGCCCATCGCGGCCATCTGGGCGTTGATGTCGGACTGTTTGATGGAGACGCCGAACTTTTCGATGGGGTCTGTCTCGCCGCGTAGGAGGGAGGTCAGGGCGTCTACTGCGTCGGTGGTTGTGCCGCCGTAGGTGGCGGCGAGGTCCGCGCCTAGGGTGATGAGGTCGTTTGTCTGGCCTGCCAGGTCGTCCATGGGGATGCCCATGTTTTTCAGGCTGGACCCGAGTGTTGAGGCCATCTCCTGGTAGGCGTTGGTGGACAGGCCGACTGCTCCGGCTGCGTCCTTTGCCCACGTCTGGACGGTGGCGGCTGAGTCCCCGAACACCTTTTGGACTGCGCCGGTGGATTGTTGGAGGTCGCTGGCGGCGTCGATGGATGCCTTGCCGACTCCTACGAGTGCGGCCACGGCTGCGGTGGCGTATGGGGTGGCTGCGTCGAGTTTGTTTTGGAGGCGCTCGGTGGCGGTGGCGGTCTCCTCCATGCCTTTTTTGGCGTCCTTGGCGTCGGCGAGGATTCTCACCGACAGGATGGCGGTCTTACCCACGGTTTTCCTCCTCGATCAGTTCGACGATGGTGGCCAGAGTTGTGAGGTCCTCCCCCGCTAGGGCGGTGGGGGTGATTCCGGTTCGGATGGAGAGGGCGGCGATCAGTCGGCTGATGCCGCCGTGGTAGGGCGGACCTCTTCCAGGACGGAGGAGGTGCCTACACATGCGTCTTGGAAGTCCTCGAAGTCGCCGGTGAAGTGGCCTTCGCGTTTGAGTGCGCTCCATGCGATCCAGGTCTGTGAGAGGTTGGCGGCGTCCAGGGGCCAGCCCTTGCGGTGGGAGGTCAGTTCCCAGCCGGTCAGGTCGCGCGTTTGCGCGCGGACGGTGTACTCGGTGAGGGTGCCGTCCTCGTCGAGGAGGGCGGTGATGACGGCGGTGTTGATCATGTTGTCGAGGCTCCTTGGACCTTGGAGATGATGGATTCGAGGGCCTGGAAGTAGACCTGTCTCCATCGGGGTTCGGTACTGGTTGCGGCTAGGGAGAGGAACGGGTTGGCTTTGATGTGGCGGGCTGCCCATCCCCAGTGAATGGGTCCGGCGTAGGGGACGCGCTTGCGGCCCGCGCGCACGATGGCGGCGGTCTTGGTCGCGCCGGGGCGGACGGAGCCCATGAGCGCCCCTGAGACGACGGGGGCGCGCTGGGCGGCGGCGGGGGTGACGATCCCGGCGACCTGGCGGTGTGCGGCTTTGAGGTCGGTGAGGTCGTCGCCTGCCTGTCTGAGGGTCCGTCGTAGTTGACGGGCTCCCTTGACCTGTAGGACCGCCTTGGAGGATGTCACTGGGTGGGGCTGGAGATGGTGGGTTTGCCCTGGATGGTCCACTCGAAGTCGGCGGTGGGCTTGGAGCCGACGTCTCCGCCGATGTCGGTGGCGTCCACGGTCAGGGTCCCGGTGATGGTCTTACCGGCGACGTTGGAGGGGGCGTAGGTGAACGGGACGGTCTCGCCGTCGTGCTGCCATGTCCACTCGGTGACGGACTCCTTCGCGCCGAGGTCTTGGAGGAATGAGCCCTTGGCGGTGTAGGACACGGAGCGCGCTCCGGTGGCCTGGCCTCCTGACAGGACCGGAATGGGGTCGTCTGTCTTGGCTGAGGGCGTGATGGTCAGGCTTGTGACCTGGTTGGACAGGGAGACGGTGGAGGAGGGCTCTCCCAGGGTGAGGGTACCGGGGCCGACGGTGATGGTGGAGGGGTTGATGTTGGTGTCTGGCATGGGTGGTCCTAGTCGGTCGTGGTGGTGGTCAGGCGGCAGGTGATGGATGGCAGTGGGTCGGGTGAGAGGTTGGGGAACGTGATGGTGGTGATGGTGAGTTCGGCTTGGTCTGGCATGGTGCCGCTGTCGCGGAGCGCGGTGATCAGCGGTGAGAGCGTGGCTAGTGGTGTGCCGTTGTCAGGTGCGACGAGGTAGAGGGTCCACTCGACGTTGACGCGGTCTCCCAGCGTGGGGAAGGTGATGGTCTCGGGGCCGATGATTGCGCCGGGGAGGGTGAGGTCTCGCGGGTCTGTGACGGTGGGCAGACCGGCCATGGTCAGGGCATGGGCGGTGTCGTTGGCGATTGCTTGCAGGTCCATGGCTATCCGACGGTGGGGGCGGCGAAGACGTCTAGGCGTAGGAGGCGGGCTATGTCTGCGTCGTAGCGTGAGACGTAGGAGGCTCCGAGGTCTCCGACTGCCTCAATGCCTGCGGGGCTGTTGCGTCTGCGGTACAGGCGGGCGGTGAGCATGACCGCGCCCAGGTGGGCGGCGGCGTCGAGGTTGTCAGGGTCGAGGTGGTCGGTGCGGGTGATGAGCGAGGCCACCGCCCCGGCGCAGGCGTCGAGGTGCGGGTCTTTGCCTGTTGGCAGGGAGAGCCAGCCTGCGGCCTCGTCGCTCAGGGTGGTGGTCAGGGTGGTGGCCTCGCTCATGGTCACGCACCTGTTCCGGCTGCGGCGATGGAGGTCTTGAACAGCGCCTTGGGGTCGTTGGTCATGACCGCGTAGTAGGCGAAGAGTCCGAGGTCCACGCCGCCGCGCGGCAGGTCGATGGCATCGACACGGATGGGCGGGGTGTCCTCGAACCAGGTGACTGCCCGCTTGTCTCCGGCGATGATCTCTCCGGCGGGGAGGCTGGTGTTGACGAACAGGCGCAGCCCGCCTACACCGCCGGTGGCTGAGGAGAGGTTGAGGGTGTCGGAGCCGCCCATCCACCACGGGATGTCGTCGTGGGTCAGGGCTGCCAGGCCTGCCCACACGTCAGGGGCGAAGGCAACGAAGTCGATGTTTGCTCCGATGGTGGATGCCTTGACTCCGAGGTTTACCAGGGCGGCGGGCAGGTTGGAGGCGGCGGGCAGTGTGGTGGCCTTGGTGCGGATTTCTGTCAGGGCCTTGGCCTCGGTCTTCACAGCGAGGTCTTCGACGGCTGAGGTCCAGATGGCTTCGATGAGTCCGGGCTCGCCTCGGTCGATAAAGAGGCGGTCGATGTCCCATCCGGCGGCCATGCGCTTGACGTCTGCCTCTAGGGGCTTAGTGGTGGCGGTGGAGGTGGGAATATCGGTCTTGTTCCCTGAGTAGTCGTCTACGGTGGGGCGCTTGTCCCACTGGAATCCGTAGACCTTCATGCCGGTGGAGGGCAGGGGGCGGCGGGTGATGGAGTCGATGAGGGGGCGGTCTACGCGGCGGGCCTCCCACAGTTCGCCTAGCCACTGGGGGCGGTAGAAGGCCTGTCCCTTGTCCATGGCGGGCACGATGTCGGACAGTGCCGCCCGTACTTCGAGGGCGCTGCCGCCTGAGCGCAGGGTGTCCATGACGCGGTGCGCGGCGGCGGTCATGGATGCGGGGGCGCGCCCGGTTCGTGGGGCGAGGGCGGGGGCCGGGGTGGGGGTGGGCTGGGATGCGTTGACGCGCTTGCGGTGCTTGTCGTCGGTGTCCATGTCGTCGTCCGTCTCGTCGGTGGTGTCGTCGGTGGTGTCGTCGGTGGTGTCCGGGGTGGTCTCGTCGGTGTCGTCGGGGGTGTCGGTGGGCTTGCGGGTCTTCATGGGGTTCTCCTGGTGGTGGGTGGTGGCTCGTGCCTGGTCAAATGCGGGGATGGTGCATAGGGAGACCTCGCGCAGGTCTGCGCGGGTGAGGGTGATGACGTCTCCGTTGGTGGTGTGGGCGGTGGTGTATCCACCGGGGGCGGCGTATGCGCCCACGCTGAGGCCGTCGCGTAGTCCGGCGGCGACGGAGGCGAGGGCCTGGTCTGCGAGGTCGCCGGGTGGCAGGTAGAAGGTCATGGCCAGGTGGTCGCCGTGGTCGGTGGCGGAGGTGGCGTATCCGACTGCGGCGTTGCGGTCGTGCTCGATGAGGAGCTTGACGCGGTGGAGGTCGTCGGGCAGGACGAGGGCACCGGCGGCGATGATGGTGGGTCCGGCGCTGGTGGTGCCGGGGGTGTCGTAGATGGCGGCGGTGCCGGTGATGGTGCGTTCGGTGGGGTGGGCGATGGGGTCTGCGGCGGTGAGGGTGAGGAGCAGGCCGTTCATTGGGGGTTTCCTTCGCGGATTTGGCCGCGTTCCATGGCGGCGAGTTCGTCTTTGGTGTAGATGCCTGCGTCTAGGGCGGTGCGGTATGCGGCCATGCGGGTTTCGAAGTCGCCGCGTAGGAGGTCGGTGGTGTCGAAGCGGCACCACTGGCCGCGTGGGAGTACGTCGTCCAGGCTGAGGCGGGACTCGATGGCGTCCATGTAGGGCATGAGTGCGTAGTCCACGAGTTCGCGTGAGCGGCTCGGGGCGTTGGAGTAGGTCAGGGACGCGCCGGATACGCCTACGTCGATGGCCCATGCGGGCACGCCACACGCGCGGGCGAGGTCGAGGGCGAGGGCGTCGCGTCCGCTGATGAGGAGTTGGGACTCTGCGCCTTGGTGGGCTTTGGTTTCGATGTTGGCGCTGGTGTAGGCCACGCCGTGGCGCTTGCGCCCGGATTCCCAGGCGGTCAGGAGGTTTTCGATCTCCTGGGAGGTCAGGGCGGGGCCGTCGGTCTGGTGGAGTTCGACGGCGGGTGCGGGGTTGTTGGCGGCGAGCATGACGGCACGGCCTAGCGCTGTGCCTTGGCGGATGAGGTCGCCTGAGTGGTTGAGAAGGCCTTCGTGAGGCCCGTCGATGCGGATCACGTCGCGGGGGTTGATGGGGTGGTCTTTGACGTGGGTGAGGTCGCCGTTTTCGTCGGTGGTGGCCCACCATTCAGGGATGAACGCGGCGTGGGTGGGGTGGCCTGTGGTGTCGCGGTCGGTGATGATCCACCACGCGCGCCCGTAGAAGAGGAGGGCGTCCACTGTCCATGTGATGGTCTGGGAGCGGGTGCGTCCGGCTTCGGGCTGGTCGATGATGGGGGTGGTGATGGGGGCGTCTGACCTGTAGGCGGTCAGTGGTAGGCGGGCGATGGTTCCGGCTAGGACCTGGCGGGCGCGTGAGACGGGGGCCAGGGCCATTGCCTGGGTGCGGGTGGGTGGCAGGGTCTCCGTGTCGATGCCCAGGAGCCCGCCCCATGTGATGGTCTCCAGGGCGGAGCGGTCCGCCCATGGTGAGGAGGGGGTGAGCGTGCCTGTCAGGGCCGGGCCGGTTAGTCCCAGCCCTGACAGGACGTTGGAGAGGAATGCCATGGCCTCAAGTTTTGGAGGGGTGTCGATTCTCCAAAGTGCTTCGGGTGGAGGCGTAGGCGGCTTTTGCGGCCTGTTGGGTGCCGGGATGTACTCGTTGTTCGTGGTTTGCGGCTAGTTTCCAGGCGTCGGGGCGGGTGGTGGTGATGGTGCGCCAACCGCATGAGCACACGGCGACGGATGAGTTTTGTGTGAAATCTATTCGCACGGTCATAGGGTTCCGATCACTGGTTTTCCTACGGGGGCGGGCGCGTGGGTGAGGGCTCGCATGGCGACGGTGGCGGCGATGAGCGGGTGGATTGGTCCGGCTGATCCGGTGCGGTCCCAGGTGGGGGCTCCTGACAGGAGGCGGGTGGCAGCGGTGGCGGCTGAGTCTGTGAGGGCGTCTCCTTCGGGCAGGCTGATGGTGTGGTCCTTGATGGCCTGGATGAGGTCGCCTGTGGCGGAGGCGAAGTCTCGTGGTGTGAGGGTGGAGATGGTCAGGCCTGCGATGCGGGCGGCGTCGGTGAATGCGCGGGTGGTACCGCCGTCGTCGGCCCATATGCCTCGGAATCCGGCCTCTTGTGCTTGGGTGAGGGTGGGGATGAGCCAGTGGGTGCCGGTGTCTTGTCGTAGTGGTCGCAGGCAGGGTTTTCCGGTCTGGTCGTGCCATGCGGCCCAGATGGCGGCTCCTGAGCGGTCGGCGGCGACCTCGTAGGCGAGGACGGTTTCGGCGGGGGCGGCTGGGGTCTGGGAGGTGGCACAGGCAGTGAGTTGGTCGGGGGTGATGACGGCCTCACTGGCGGATGTCCAGACGTTGCCGAATGCGCGGATGAACTCGCCGCGTGGCATGACGGTGGCGGCGTCGTGGAGGGCTTGGGGCTCGATGGTGACGCCTAGTGCGGGGTGCCAGTCGGGCCAGTGGTCGGGGTCGTAGGGGTCGTGCTCGCCTGCGCCCCATTCGGCGTAGCAGATGGTGGCGTCGGGGTCTGTGGTGGCCTGGCGTCCTTGCTCGACCCACTGGCTGAGCCAGATGGAGCGTGCGTCTCCTGCGGTTGAGACGATCCAGAGTTGGCGGTCTGTGAGGGTTTGCTGGGCGGGGACGATTGCGCCCATGAGGTCCGCGCCCTGGGCCTCGTCGAAGGCCCATGCCTCGTCGATGCAGACGAGTGAGGGGGTGTATCCGTGGAGGGACTTGGGGGTGGGGGCGAACGGGGAGATGACTCCCCCGCCTTGGAATGACAGGGACTCAGCGCCAACGCCGCGTCTGACTGTGGTGGAGCCTGCCAGGATGTCGCGCACGGCGTGGAGGAGGGCGGCGCGGGTGGGGTCGGTTTCGGCGGGTAGTTCGCGGGGCTCGGTGATGGCCCCGGCTAGGTCTCGCCATCGGGCGCGGGCGTCCTTGCCGGTTTGTGCGGTGAGGAAGCAGGTGATGCCGGGGGTGGTTAGTGCGCGGTGTGCGGTGAGTGCGCCGAGGAGGGTGGTCTTGCCGGACTGGCGGGGGATGGTGATGACGACGACGGGGTAGCGCCATGCGCCGGGGCGTGTGGGGTGGCGTTCGGTGGCGACGTCGGCGACGGCTCTTTGCCAGGGCATGAGGGGGGTGCCGAGGGCTTCGGCGATGATGGCGATGTTCTCTCCGTCGCTGGTCAGGGCGGGGTTGCGGCGGGTGAGGTGGAGGGGCGCAGCGTGGTTCATGACTGGGCTTTGAGGGTTTCCATGATCTGGCCGAGGTTCTTGGACTGGCCTGAGTCCTGGGGCAGGTCCATGGCGGCGATGGCGTTAAGCAGTTGAGGGACTGCGAGGACGGCGGAGGTCTTGGCTGTTGGTGATCCCACGCCGATGACGAGTGATTGGGTGCGGGCGACCTCTCCTAGGAGGCGGCGTAGTGGTGTCATCTGGCCTTTGGCTTCGATGTCTTTAAGGAACTCCTCGCACAGTTCTTCCAGGCGGGTCCGGGACCGCTTGGGGGGTTCGAAGCCTGGGAGTGGTTGGGGGTCGCTCATGGTTGTGTGCCTAGTTTTCGTTGGTATTGCGTGGTTTGTTGGGCTTTTTTGTTTGAGGTGGGGATAAAAGGGAGAGGTAAGCGGGCCCCTCCCCGGGTGGGCGTCTGCTTAAAAAGACGGGTCTGGCTGGTAGTCGCGCCACCACGCTTCGACGGCTGCGAGTTGGTGGCGGATGGGTGGGCGCTTGCGGGCGCGTGAGATGACTCTCTGCTTGCAGGTGGTGGCATCCACGGCGAGGACCTCTGTGGTGGTGGGGCGGATGAGGGCGCTGGCTGTGGCCCTGGCTGTTCGGGTCGCGCCGGTGCGGATGACGACGGCGCGGGCGTGGGGGTCGTCGCCGATGGAGGACAGGGCTGAGGTGAAGGCCCCGGCCTTGCCCTGCCACTGTGGGTCGTCGTAGTCGTAGACGGTCAGGTGGTCGGTGGTTGCGATCTGTATGGCGCGGGTGGTCTTGCCTGAGCCGGGAGGGCCACACAGGAGGACGACCATGCGGGGCAGTGTGGTCGTGGGCTGGGTGGTGTCCAGACCGAACCATGCGCGGGAGTCAACGGCGTGGGCGGGGCGTGCTGGTCGTGAACCTTTGGCTGCGTTGCAGGACAGGTGTGCCAGTCGGAGGTTGGCGGGGCTGTCGCTGCCTCCTCGTGAGCGGGCGAGGGTGTGGTCCACGGATGCGCGCATGGGGTCGCGGCGTCCGTCTCTGAGTCGTGCTCCTGGCCCGGCGGTGATGGGTTCGTGGCAGATGGCGCACACGTGAGGCAGGTTGGCCCAGGCCCATGCCAGGGCGCGGGTAGCGCGTCGTCCTCCCCACGTCACTTGCGTGCTCCAAGCACTGCGTCGATGATGGCGCGGGCCTCGTCTGACGGGCCGGTGCCGATGGTGCGAGCGGGGAGCGTGACGGGGTGCTCCTCCTGCCACTGTGCCTGCTGCTCAGGCGACAGGGCGTTGTGTCGGCACAGGGCGCAGTGCGTCGGGCCTTGTGGGTCTTTGTGTGGGCAGGAACGTCCTACCAGGTAGGCGATGGGCGGGTTAGGCAGGCGGGTCATCATGTCGTTGTCCTTGCTTGTGGGGTGATTGCTCGTGCAGGGGTGAGAGCCACTGCGTGTCTCACCCCTACGGGGGGTAAGGTCTGCGTTTCGCGCACCATGCAAACCGCCGGTTTGCCCTTGCCAGACCTTGCGAAACTCGATGACGGCAGCCGGAGTTTTTGACAGGATGCGGCGCACATGCGACAGACAGGCCAGGCGCTCGCGCGTCTC